ACCACTTCGAGGAAAAGCAAGGATGGGTAAACCTGACTGAAAAAGAGCTTCTCATGGCGTATGGATGGAAAGACTTTGAGGCAAACACAATCTTGCAAGAGAACTACAAAGCTTTGATCTTAGAAGGTTTGAGAAACGTAGAGGCCGCAATCAAGGAGAGAAACGAATGAGCGAAGCAGAGCTAAACGTATGGGAGAAGGCATTGGGCTGGCGCAAAAGGCAGATGATCCAGCGCCAGCTTGACCCTATCTCAAACAAGATCAGAAACGACACACTTGAAGAGGTGGCCAAGGAATTCGAGAAAATGCCCTTTGGTGATACATCTCATAGTTTCGCGGCATACGTAAGAGGACTCAAGCGATGACAGAAGAGATCTGGGCGCCAGAATGGATCGCCAAAAACCCAGAGCTGGCCAACGAAGCTATCACAGAGCTACAGACAAGGGTACAAGAGCTAGAGTCAAAGTTGAAGCACGCCCAAACAAAAGCCGCAAACCTTGAAAAACAAAACAGAGAGTTCAAAATGACCATCAAAGACATGGATAGAAGAATCATGAGGGGATTGAAGGACTGATTGCACACAAACACAAAGATCCGTTAAACTTTGCGTTAAAGGAGTTGCAACATGGCAAAGAAACCAAAAGGTCTTCCCAGCGATAATGTCGCCGATGTGACAGGTGAGCCGCAAACAAAAGAAGTGACAAAGACAGGCAGACCTTCCATCTACTCAGATGAGTTGGTCAACACTATCTGTTTACGTATAGCAGAAGGGGAGAGCCTGAACAGAATATGCAAGGACGAGAAGATGCCAGACAAAGCTACGGTGTTCCGTTGGTTGGTGTCTGATCAAATATTTTGCGACAAATACACACGTGCGCGTGAATTGCAGGCTGAGACACAGTTCGATGAGTTGATTGATATTGTTGACCAACCGCCAGAGCTGAGCCACATAACCAACAAGGACGGAGAGCTGGTTGAAGTTAAGTTCGACTCGTCCTACGTGGCATGGATGAAGCTTCGGGTTGACACCCGTAAGTGGACAGCCGCACGCATGGCGCCTAAGAAGTACGGTGAGCATAAGCAGGCTGAAGAGCAAACAGATCCAACCGTCATTGATGTGACCGTCAGGGATATGCTGGACGTGGCTGTAAAACGCTTAGAGCTAATTCGGATCGCTGAATGAGCGCTGTCATTGAACAGGATATTCTGGACATCCTGCAAGATGATGAGCTTCGCAAGAAGCTTGGGCCCTACCACGGAGCGGCATACGCTACACGCATCAAATGGCTCTCAGGGGCGTTTAATCACCAGAAGCTACCCCAAGGTACATGGTGGTCTATTTGGCTCATGCTGGCTGGCCGTGGGGCAGGGAAAACCCGTACTGCGGCAGAACAGCTCTGGTGGTGGGCATGGGAGAACCCCAAGACCCGTTGGTTGGTATCCGCCCCCACATCCATGGACGTCCGCGGCACATGCTTTGAAGGTGAGTCAGGTCTCATCGCCGTCATCCCGCCCATCCTGATCCAAGACTACAACAAAGCCCTGCACGAGATCACGCTGGTCAACGGGAGCTTGATCAAAGGCATCTCAGCCTCAGAGCCTGACCGCTTCCGTGGTGGCCAGTACCATGGCGCATGGCTGGATGAGCTGGCCGCATGGGACTACCTTGACGAAGCTTGGTACAACATCCAGTTCGCCGTACGTCTAAAGAAGGCCGACGGGCGCACGCAAATAATCGCCACCACCACGCCTAGGCCCAAAGACCTGATCGTGGAGCTGATCGGCAGGGAAGGCGACGACGTGGCCATTACGACAGCGTCCACCTACGTGAACCTAGCCAACCTTGCACCAAGCTTTCAAAAGCAGATCCTTGCCTTTGAAAATACACGCATAGGAAGGCAAGAGATCCACGCAGAGCTCATAGATCCCGAGGAATCAGGCATCGTCAAGCGCGAGATGTTCAAGCTGTGGGCGCCTAACAAGCCGTTCCCTAAGTTTGAGTACATCGTGCAGAGCTACGACTGCGCCAGCTCAGAGAAGACCGTCAACGACCCAACCGCGGCCATCACGTTCGGCATATTCAAGCCACTGGACGGCCCAATGTCGGCCATGATCATTGACTGCTGGCAAGACCGCCTCCAATACCCAGACCTGCGCCCCAAGGTGATCGAAGAGTACGACGTGGTCTACGGTGAGGGCAAGGACAAGAAGCGGGTTGACTTGATCCTCGTGGAAGACAAGTCCGCAGGCATAGCTCTGATCCAAGACTTACGCCGTGGCCACTTGCCCGTCCGCGCATACAACCCCGGCAGGGCTGACAAGATCCAACGCCTGAACATCGTGTCCAACATCATCGCCGCAGGCCGTGTGTGGATCCCTGAGAGCAGTGTGAGGAAGGGCTACGTCAAGGACTGGGCTGAGGGCTTCGTGTCCCAGATCTGTAGCTTCCCTGACTCGACACACGACGACTTCGTGGACGCCTGCACCCAAGGGCTACGCTTCCTGCGTGATGCTGGCTGGCTGGACATCGACGGAGCACCGCGGGATGACTACGACATGGACGACTACATCGACAGCGGCATGGCCAAGAAGCTTGAGAACCCGTACAGCGCATGATGGACTTGCGTCATCACCCAAGGTATCATTGGGGCAACAGCAACAACTCAGCGGGATAAGCCATGGCTGAACGCACACCGTCCAACGACCAAGCCGCCTTTGGCGTGTTCCCCCAACTCCAGCGTAATCGTTCCAAGCAAGACCGTGAGGCGGCAAAGAACGTCCCCATCGATCTGGCCCGTGGTGCTGTGGCTGGTGTGCTAGGAGCCCCCGGCGACATTGAGTCCCTGATCCGCATGTTGCCCTACCTCGATGAGAAGACCATCCTGCCAACGTCAGAGGACATCGAGAAGCGCCTGCCCCTAAGATCAGAGACACCCGTGAGCAAGGCCGCCACTGGCTTGGGCATCTTGGGTGGTGGCTTCTATACTGGCCCCGGCTCACCCCTGCGTGTGGTCGGTGCACTGCCCAGCGCTATCAAGCACGGCGCCCAAGAGTTTGCCAAAGCAACTTTGGCTGGCGCTCCTCATGTGATCAAGCCATCAGGTAAGGGAGCCAACTGGTTAGGTGGCCAGCGTGGAAGCGTGGAAGCCCAGCTTGGCAAAATGAAGATGGCTGACTACACAACTCCCGAACAAATGACTGAGTTGCAAAAGTCAATTGATACAGCCAAAAGAATCATGGGTGATGACCCTGAAGTTCAACGTGCCGTCGGTCAAATGGAAAATGAGTTGTCAACTGCCAAGCGCAACAACGCTGTCAACTCATGGATTGATAGTAATCTGCGCAACTACGTCAAGAACCAAATGGCCACGCCTGACGACCCTGTTCGCAAGCTTGCTGAAGAAGGCATCTTGCATATGGCGCCTTATGGAGAACAAGGAATTGTGTCGTCCCGCTTGATGAACAAGCGTATGGGTTTAGGACAAGATCCGTTAGGCATGGGGCGAAGTGATCCCGCTAGATTCTGGGAGCGCATGAGCGACATCTCTGTTGACGCCTATCCTGCTGGCTCATACAAGCACGGTTCGTTAGATGAGTCCCTGCTTAAAGACAACCCATGGCTTCAAAAGGTTCCCGATGAAACCATGATCTACAGCGGCAAAGGGTTGGGTGGCGATCTTGGCTTTGATCACATCATCGACGTACTGCGTCAAGATGTCCGTGAAGGCCGTATTCGTCCTGAGCAACTGAACAAAGTCAGCATGGAGCAGGCCGTGCGTCGTGTCCATGAATACGACCAAGAGATGGCACGTAAGATGGCTGAGACGCAAGCCAAGGTCACCGAAGGTATGCCCATCCATAAAGAATACCCAGAGGGCTATAAGTGGATTGAGCTGGCCGCACCAAAAGAAAATGCAAAACGGATGTCCGAAATTGACACGCTCTTGAATGCGAACAGGCAGGGCGGTGATTACGGTGTTGATTGGCTTCGTAGTGCAAATGGTGAAAAAGAATATTTTGTAACCAAAGGAAGCGGCAGAAACACGGTTTATATGGACAAGTTCCCTACAGAAGAGCAGGCTTTGGCTAGAAGCAAAGAGCTTTCTGGCCAGCAAATTGATGTTGATGCATTGAGGGCTGAAAGAGAAGGCTTAACGAAAGAAGCTCGTGAAAAGATGCTTGAGGATGCTCTCAAGTACGAAGGCAACACCATGGGCCATTGCGTTGGTGGTTACTGTCCTGACGTGCTTTCTGGTAACACGCGCATCTTCAGCCTGCGTGATACCAAGGGAGAGCCACACGTTACGGTTGAAGTTCGACCAACTAGAGGTCAAAGCAAATATCAAACTGATTGGTTTGCTCAACAACCTGAAGAGATTCAGGACAAAATTACAACGCAAGC